GGAGATGATGATCGAATGGTACAACGCCTGGACGCTGGTGGAGAACAACGTGGCGCTGTTTATCCAGTATATGATCAGCCGCAAGAAGCAGAAGTATTTGGTGCCGAAGGATATGATCCTCTTTCTCAAGGACATCGGTGCCAACCGAAACGTCTTCCAGGAATACGGATGGAAGAATGTGGGCACCATCTTCAAGGGAACGATCCTGTCTTATGGCATAGAATTCCTCAGAGAAGAGCTCGACCACGAGACCAAACCGGACGGTGAGATCGTGAAGACCATCTATGGGGTGGAGCGCATCCCCGACATCATGCTGCTCAAGGAGATGCGGGCCTACCGGGACGGTCTGAACGTCGACCGTCTGGTGGCTTTCTGCTCACTTATAGCTTTTGCCAAGGTGCAGCAATCGAACAGGGGGATCACTAAACGTGTAGAGGTTACAAATCTAAAATTGGATAACTCTAAAAAATTTAGTAAATTAAATTGGAGCCCTTTCCGACACATCGGGTCGTCCTCCAACGCTGGGGGTTTGCTGAACAGACCCCCGCGCGTACCATTCAAGAATATGAAATGATTATTACAACCACCTTGAGATCGACCGATTTTCTGTTCGTTTCCGACAGCACGACAGACCAGAACATACAGTATCACTATATAACTGATTGAATATTATGAAGGTATATAACGCGCTCGATGTCAAGAAGGGAGCCAAGGTTGAATACAAGAAGATGGGTACGCTCATGCAACCCGTCCAGTTTCTGCCTGAAAAGGAAAAGGATGACGAATGGCGCGCGCACAACCTCGATTGGCTTGAATTCCAGGGGATGAAACAACTCAGGCGGAATGCCCGCCGGCTGATGAAGAACTACAAATTGGCAAAGGGCATCATCGACAAGAATGATTACATCGTCGAAGAGGACAACGAGATGGCCGATCTGATCGACACCCTCACCAAAGAGGATGCTTCCGCCCTGGAGCTCAAGTTCTACCCCATCATACCCAATGTGATCAATGTGCTGTGCAATGAGTTCAGCAAGCGATCGAGCCGGATCATGTTCCGCGCCGTCGATGATATCTCCTTCAACGAGATGCTGGAAGAAAAAAGAAAGATGCTCGAGGATGCACTTCTTTCAGATGCACAGGCAAAGATGATGTCCGTCATGATGAGCAACGGCATCGATATGGAATCCGAAGAAGCGCAGCAGATGATGGATCCGGAGAAACTGAAGTCGCTGCCGGAGATAGAAGCCTACTTCAGAAAGGACTACCGCAGCATGGTGGAAGAATGGGCCACCCATCAGATGGCGGTGGATGAGGAGCGGTTCAAGATGCAGGAGCTCGAGGAGCGCGCGTTCAGGGATATGCTCATCACCGATCGGGAGTTCTGGCATTTCAAGATGAATGAGGATGACTACGAGATAGAGCTGTGGAATCCGCTGCTCACCTTCTACCACAAGAGTCCGGACGTACGGTATATCTCCCAGGGCAACTGGGTGGGGAAGATGGATCTGATGAGCGTTTCGGATGTCATTGACAAGTTCGGATGGATGATGACCCAGGATCAGCTTGAAGCACTCGAAGCCATCTACCCCGTAAGGTCCGCCGGTTATGCGCTGCAGGGCTATCAGAATGATGGCAGTTATTATGATGGATCCCGTTCCCATGATTGGAACACTGAGATGCCATCTTTGGCCTACCGCCAGTACATGAGTGTGTACGATACCAAGTTCGGTACCGGGGATATCGTAGAATGGATACTCTCTGACAGCGAGGATACGGTGGATTTTGGAAAGGGTCATCTGCTCCGTGTGTCACAGATCTATTGGAAATCCCAGCGGAAGGTGGGGCACCTCACCAAGGTGAACGATCTGGGCGAGGTGCTGCAGGACATCGTGGATGAGAGTTACAAAATCACACAAAAACCGGAGTATAACACCGTTTTATACAAACAAAAAACCAAGGACAACCTGGTCTTTGGTGAGCACATCGATTGGATATGGATCAACGAAGTGTGGGGCGGCATCAAGATAGGGCCCAACCGACCAGCATTCTGGGGGATGAACAACCCCGGCGGCATCAATCCGATCTACCTGGGGTTGAATGGCGGCAAACCCGGACGCATACCGTTTCAATTCAAAGGAGATGCAACCCTCTACGGTTGCAAACTGCCCGTCGAAGGATCTGTGTTCGGGGACCGCAATACGCGATCGATATCCCTGGTCGACCTGATGAAGCCTTTTCAGATCGGGTACAATATTGTGAACAATCAGATCGCCGACATTTTGGTGGACGAATTGGGCACCGTCATACTGCTGGATCAGAACGCACTACCACGCCACTCCCTCGGGGAGGATTGGGGTAAGGGTAATCTGAGCAAAGCGTATGTGGCCATGAAGAATTTCCAGATGCTGGCGCTTGACACCAGTATCACCAATACGGAGAACGCACTGAATTTCCAGCACTACCAGGTGCTCAACCTTGAACAGACCAATCGCCTGCTATCCCGGGTGAACCTGGCTGCTTATTTTAAGAACCAGGCTTTCGAGGTGATCGGGCTCAACCCACAACGAATGGGTCAGCAGATCGCCCAGCAGCAGACAGCCACCGGAATAGAACAGTCGGTGAACGCCTCCTACGCCCAGACAGAACAGTATTTCATACAGCACAGCGACAACCTGATGCCCCGGGTGCACCAGATGCGCACCGATCTGGCGCAATTCTACCACTCACAGAAACCCTCGGTGAGGCTTCAGTATATCACCGGAGCGGATGAGAAGATGAATTTCATGATCAATGGCACCGATCTGCTGCTGCGGGACTTCAATATCTTCTGTACCACCAAGACCAACTCGAGGTCTGTGATGGAACAGCTCAAACAGCTTGCACTCAGCAACAACACCACGGGTGCCTCCATCTACGACCTGGGGAATATCATCAAGAGTGAGAGCATTGCAGAACTGACCGGCGTACTCAAAGCGGCTGAACAGAAATCAATGGTACAGAAGCAGGCCGAACAGGAGCAACAGCAGCAAATGCAGCAGCAACTGCTTGAAAGCCAGGAGCGGCAGAAACAGATGGAGATACAATTCAGGAGTGAGCAGAACGACCTCAACCGTCAGAACGATGTACTGGTCGCAGAGATCAGGGCTGCCGGTTATGGCAATATGGTGGATCTCAACACCAACCAGCAGAACGACTTCCAGGATGCCATGGATGGTATCAGACAGGAGCAACGCTACCAGGAGCAGACCAACCTCAAGCGTGAAGGACAGCAGATCAACAAGGAAATGGGGGAGCGGAAGCTCAACCTTGAGAAGGAAAAGCTCGATTCGAAGGAGCGTATTGCAAGCAAACAGCTGGAGATAGCCAAGGAGAACAAGAACAAATATGACAATCCACGCTCAAAGAAATGATCGTTTGCTAAAGTGTGAATATTCATAGCTCTATGTTCCATAGGTTAGATGATCGAATGACCGCGTGTGTAAATTCTTCAGGTTTAATTGCGTATATTTTAATTGATAGAGGCACTCGATAAAAAACCAACATATGTCCGAAACCCAAACCAATGTACAGACCAATGTACAGCAAGTAGATCTTGACATTGACAGCTGGTTAGGTACCCCGGGGGCAGAGAATATCATCACACCGGAGAACCCTGCTGACACGAAACCAAATTTCTTTTCATCCGGAAAACCGGACATCAGTTTCCTTGATAACAAGGAGAAGATTGAAAAAAAGGAAGAGAATTCGGATAACGAAGACAAGTTGACCGATGTTTCGCGTGGAACATTCGATCAGATTGTTGAAGAGACACAAGCAGGTAACGACGAAGGTTCTGACGACAAGGTTGGCAAAGGGGGGAGACCCCGCACCGACAAGTCAGGATTGGTGGAGTTTTTGAAAAAGCGCATCGAGTCAAAGGAGATGTTTGCCTTTGACGACTACGACGAGTCGAAACAAAGCCTGGATGATTATCTGGCAACGCTCGGAGAGAAAGATGTGGAGGAACTTTGGCAGGCGAACATCGACAACCTCAAGCAAGAGGTTGCTGCCAAGACCCCTCAAGAGTTCTTTGAGAGTCTTCCGGAAGAACTGCAGTACGCCGCCAAATATGTTTTGGACGGCGGGCAGGATCTCAAGGGTTTGTTCCAAGCCTTGGCTCAGGTGGAGCAGGTGAGGGCGCTGAACCCTGCAGAAGAAAACGACCAGGAGGGTATTGTGCGGTCCTACCTTCAGGCAACCAATCTTTACAATGAGGAGGAGATCGAAGAAGAGATCACCAACTACAAAGATCTTGGGCAGCTGGAGAAGAAAGCCAAGCAGTACAAACCGAAGCTTGACCAGATGCATGAGGAGATGATCCAAATGCAGCTTGCTGAGCAGGAAGCGCGCAGGGAACAAAGGGAGCGTATGGCTCAGGCCTACCAAAGCAATGTTTTCGAAGCGCTCAGGTCCAGTGAGATAAATGGCATCAAGCTGGATAAGAAGATACAGGCACAGCTCTATACCGGTTTGGTCCAGCTGCAATATCCCTCTTTGAGTGGGCGGCCTACCAATCTGCTGGGGCATCTGCTTGAGAAATACCAGCATGTTGAACCCAACTACCCATTGATAGCAGAGGCCCTCTGGCTGCTGAACGATCCGGAAAACTATCGAGAGCAACTGCGCCGACAAGGCGGCAACCAAAAGGTGGAGCAAACCATACGGCAGCTCAAAACAGAACAAAGCCGCCGGATGGGCAGCAATATAGAAGATGACGACGACCAACCAAGAACACGAAAACTGCCCAGGCAGGTGAACATATTCAAAAGATAAATTTATTAATCCTTAAATCCGATCCCTATGCCAACTCCCTCACTGAACAATGGTATATTCCTGCGTGACACGAGCTATCAGACCAGCTCGCATGTGGACAGCTACCATCTGTCGAATCTCCTCAAGTCTGCCGAACCCACGGATATGGGTCCTGTCGATCTATGGGCCATGGCTCAGAAGGTTGAAATGCCCCTCTATCAGATGTCCTCTTTTGGTGGACAGAACGTGATCATGGTAGACAACGCCCGAGGCGAATATAAGTGGCAGATCCCTGTTGCACAGGATCTCCCCTATGTCGTCGAGGACATCGAATCCGCCAATGCCACAAAGGGCATCGACGGTCAGACCTTCAAGATCAAATTGAACAAAAAGTCTTTTGGCCATGGTGACATCATCACCTACGACAAGTACAACGGTGTCGAGATGTACATCGTTGCAGACGACGTCATCCCTTCCGGTGATGGTTTCATCTACACCGTACAGCTGGTGAACAACGACAACGCCAAATTCCTGGACAACAAATACCTCAAAGTGGGCACCAAGGTGTTCCGCAAGGGTAGTGCCCGGGGTGAATACGGCGAGCGTTTCAGCGACCTGGGTGATGTGAAGGCCGGCTACCGCGAGTTTTACAACTACGTAGGTGGTGCCGAGGCACACGTTCACTACTCCATCTCCAGCCGTGCCGACCTCATGCTCAAAGGTGGTATGAAGGCTGACGGCACTGTGCCGGTCGTCGAGCTGTGGAGGAACTTCGAGCCTGAGTTCTCAAAGGATCCTTCGATCACTTCGCTGGAGACCATGGTGCAGAAGATGGGTAAGGACGCCGTTAAGAAAGCCATGCAGACCGGCCAGCTTTCCCGCACCTTCCTCACCACCCTGGAAGCAGCCCACCTCACTAAGATCGCAAACGACATCGAAACCTACCTTATGTGGGGTCAGGGTGGTCGGATCAAGCAGGACGGACCGGACGACATCCGACTCTCCGTGGGTCTGTGGAGGCAGCTTGACAACTCCTACAAGCGTATCTACAACAAGAGCTCCTTCAACCTGGATCTGTTCAAGAGTGAGATCTTCAACTTCTTCAACGGTAGGGTGGAATTCCAGGGCCCCGATCCCAATCGTCAGCTGGTGGTTCAAACCGGTATTGCCGGTATG